CGTTAATCTCAGTAGAGATCGATCCCACCGAGGTCACCGACATACTGTCTCTGAATGAGTTTCGTCGTATCGGTCTGATCAATGACCCATTGGAATACAACGATAATCCTCTTTCTTCGGACGGTGCACCGGCAGAATCTGATGGATTTGTCTACGACTCGGACGGTGAACTGGTCGGAAACTCATATACACTTCAGACTGCGGATGCCCGTAGTCGCGTAACTCTCGACACGACGACCGAGGAATTTGAAGACGACGAAACAATCATCGGTGAGACATCAGGTGCGATCGGTCTTGCGATCACTAAGTTCGAGAACGACACACTTCGATTCACGATCGACGACTCACTTCTTAGTGAAGACGATATTGCATTTGAGGTCGGTGAACAGGTGCGTGGTCTCTCGTCGGATGCAACGGGTAACGTGGTCAGTACGGAAGACCCGGATGTTGAGAAGTATTCGGGTGAGATCTTCCATATAAATAATGTAGAACCACTTATTCGCGCGAACGATCAGAAAATTATCGTTACCTTCGCTTTGAGATACTAAAGGATCTGTTAGGAATGACAATAGACTTCAACAAAGAACCATACTTTAATGACTACGACGAGGACAAGGGTTTCTATAAGATCCTGTTCCGTCCCGGTTTTGCGGTTCAGACGCGTGAGTTGAATCAACTTCAATCCATACTGCAGAAGCAGGTTGAACGATTTGGCAATAACATCTTCCGTGAGGGTAGTATTGTTCTAGGCGGAGCGTTCGACCTTCAGTCAAAGGCCTCGTACGTTCGTCTCGATGATGTTGATACGTCGGTCACTCCACTGAGTGAGTTCATTGGTAAAGAGATCGTGGGTTCGGACAGTGATCTTCGCGCGTACGTTCTTACTGCGGAGTTTGATACCGAAGATAACGTCGCGGTTCTTTTTGTTCGTTACCTGAATTCAAATGATATCGACGAGACGGTGTTCCGTGCGGACGAAACACTTACGGTCGAGTCATCCAGTATCACAGTGACAACCACGGCTACGGATCCTACTGGTGAGGGTTCAATCTTTACCATCGACGAGGGTGTTACATTTGTTCGCGGATACTTTGTTCAGTTTCCACGACAGACAATCGTTCTAGATAAGTATTCGACAACGCCGACACTTTCAATCGTATTTCGTGTTCAAGATCCGAATATCGTTGATTCGAACGATGATCCATCGCTTCTCGATAATGCGCAGGGCACGTTTAACTTTACCGCACCCGGCGCAGATAGACTCCTTCTATCTTTGACTATTGAAACGGCTGAGTTTGGTACTGCTGGCGATAATCCAGATCTTAACCTTCTTGCTGATGTTGAAGAAGGACTTATTTCTGAAAGTAACGAACGTACTGAGTACGCAAGAATCTATGACGAGATCGCAAAGCGGACGTCGGACGAATCTGGTGACTACTACGTTCGCGGAATGACCGTTCGAACTCGTGAGGCTCTTGACATAGGAGAGAACGAGGGACTTGATCCTGCCGGTGATCCCGACAAGTTATCGATCGACATCGAACCCGGTCTTGCCTATGTCAAGGGTTATGAAATTAATAACAGAACAACTCATCATGAGTTGATCGACAAGGGTATTGATTTCAAATTTGTAAACAACGGCGTTGTGAGTGCTCGGACCGGCGGATTCGTTGTTGTAAATGAAATCGTTGGTTCGTTCAACATTGACGAGGGTACGGCGGTAAATCTATATGACACTGCAGAACAGCGTGTCACCAATGATACAAACGTTGGTGCGACACCTACCGGTAATCTGATTGGCACCGCAAGAGTGAAGACCGTTGCGTACAACTCGGGTGATCTTGGTACACCCGAGGGCAGTCTTCAGTTGTATCTCTTCGATATCAACATGGACGGAACCAACGTCATTTCAGACGTTCTTGCGATTCAGACGACGGGTTTCTTCTCTGATCTATCCGAACCATTGTCTGAAAACATAGACAACACGCTGATCTACAGACTCGGTACCGAAAGTACACGTAAGATCCGAAGTGACACTCAACTTGAAAACACAACGGATACGTCGTATAGTTTCTACACGACTCGTGAATCAACCATTCCGCAGAATACGAATACTATTTCTGTTACGTCGCCGGAACCACTTGCGTATTCAATCGGTACACTCTCTCAGTTGGAACGAAGAGAGATCTTTGTTTCAATAGATAGTGCCGTTGGTTCTCCGAACAACTATCCTGCCGGACAACATCTTGATCTGTCGGATCCGTCGGTGGTCGTGAATGTAACCTCAACGACTACGTTTACGATCGATCTTGGTGATACGTTTGATATTCTTGATCCGTCATCGTCTACGCCGGTTACCGTTTCTTACAAGGCTCGTCGATCGGCGATATTCGAATCGGCCAAAACTCTTGTACCCGACGTATACGTTAAGATCGGTTTTGATCAGGCCAATGCTCCCGATCTTGACGGACCAATTCCGCTGGGTATCTCTGATGTCTATCGAATCAGTAAGATCTATCGTCTTCCTTCGGACGGCGGATCGGATCCGTTCACCGCAGAAGAAGGAACCGATGTAACAGATTCCTTTGCATTTAATAACGGGCAGAGTGATAACTACTACGATCATGCAACCATTCAGCCGGTTAATATAACTCTTAACTCCGATGACTGGCTTCTCGTAAAACTTGACTACTTTAGTTCAGATACGCATTCGTATTTTTCTGTAGATTCTTATCCTATTAATGATTCAGTCGAACAGTCAAACACAATCTTTACGTATCAAATTCCGTCATACATAACATCTTTTGGTGAGGAATACAATCTTCGCGACTGTCTTGACTTTAGACCAGTGAAGGAACTCACTGCTGCTGAAGCAGACGAAGTAAGTCTTGCCTCGGTCAACCCTGCGATTACAGACGATTTCATTGGCAATCAGACAACGGACAAACTGTTGATTCCACTGCCATCGAGTCGAGTGAATCTGGATTATTCTCACTATCTTGCTCGTCGTGATGTTCTGACACTCGATCGAAAGGGTAATTTCTCAACAATTCGTGGTACGCCGTCAACGACTCCTGTGACTCCGTCGATTTCGGAAAACGTCATGGGTATTGCAAACATCTTTATTCCACCGTATCCGTCGACGTCGCAGACCTTTGCTCGGATTCTTGGTATCAAGGACGAGTTCTGTACTCACGAACGTATCGCACACAAGCGGTATACGATGCGTGACATCGGTGTTCTTCAGGATCGAATTGAGAATCTTGAGTACTACAACGTACTTAATCTTCTTGAGAAAGAGACCGCCGATCTTCAGATTCTTGATGAGAACGGTAACGATCGATTTAAGAACGGATTTCTTGCCGACGGATTCCTCGATCACTCACTCGGTGATACGACAAATCCGGACTATAACATTGCGGTCGATAAGATCGAACAAGTTATTCGTCCCGTCTTCGAGATGGATGCGTTCAACTTTGAGTTTGACGAATCGACATCCAATCTTGTAAAAATCGGTAATCTTGTTCACCTACCCGTTGAAAGTGAAGATGTTCTGGTAAGTCAGACCAACGCAACAACAACTCGTAACGTCGAGCAATCAGTATATCGTTTCCTTGGTAATCTCGAACTAGACCCCGATAATGATACATGGGTCGATGATACCGTAGTCGATAAGAACATTGAATTTGGAAATAACCTTGACCTCGATAAGGTCATGACTACCGAATGGGGTTCTTGGGAAAAACACATTGTTGGATACGACGTATCAAAACAACGTGGTGGTTGGACCGGTCTTAAGTTCCGAGCGGGTTCAAAGAATTCAACTTCTCAACACGTTGGATCGTATAGCAGTTATGCTGCTGCTGTTGCTGCCGCAAGAAGTCAGGCGAGTTACAGTAACTTTCAGGGTGGATATCGTAACGGTGTTCTCGAGAAGATTCAAGAAGAACAACGTAACGGCATTCAGACCACCGTCACGTACGAGAAGGAAACTCAGGAACTTGGTAATTTCATTACTGATGTTTCGGTTGTACCGTATATTCGACCACAGGCAATCAACTTCTATGCGTCGGGCATTAAACCTCGGACACGTCACTTTTTCTTCTTTGATGGTGAGGATGTAACTCAGTACGTTCGTCAGTACACTGATGTGGGTAATCCTACCACCTTTACGGCCGAAGGGTCGGAACTCAGATCAAACGAGTTTGGTGAGATTCGCGGCGTTCTGTATCTGCCAACGAGTGGCAAGAGATTCAGAACCGGTACGAAGGAAGTTGTGATATCGGATAATCTAAACGATTCACTCGAGGACATTACCTCACGTGCAGAGAACTACTTTATTGCCTCTGGTCTGAACGTACAGAAACAGAACACTACGTTATCGACAAAGGTTGCGACAAACGCCACATCAGAAGAGGTGTTTGAAACTCGAAACAAGAGTGCGGTTGATACAAAGGTTGTAGGACCGTCATGTATCGCATACACATTCCGTGTTGATGCTCCGCCTGAGGCTGAGGGTGTCTTTGTTACATCGACCGATTTGTTCTTTGAACAGTTCCATCCTGAACTAGGATTCCGTGTTCAGATTCGTGAACTGAATTCGGGTGGTAATATTACTCAAGAAGTCCTTCCTTACTCCGAGGTATGGGTCGATCGTAAGATTCGCGACAGTCAGGGTAATCGAATCGACAATCCTATTCTGCAGACATCCGACGACGGAACTGCTCCGACTAACGTCGAGTTTAAGGCGCCGGTGTTCTTGTACAACGAGACTTCGTACGCGATTGTTATCTCTGCTGAGAACATCAACCCTGATACGTACCTTTGGATTTCGAGAATTGGTCAGACTGATGTTGCCACTCAGCAGGCCGTAACCTCGCGTCGATTGACTGGTGCGATTTATACAACGAATAACTCTGTCAACTGGGACATTGTTCCACAGGCGGATCTAAAATTTAAGTTGTATCGAGCTAAGTTTGAAACGGACGTTGATCGTACAGGTATTCTTAAGAATCGTCCATACGAATTCTTTAATCTGACGAATGTTCCGAACACTTACACGAACATCGGTGAAACGATTAATGGAAGTGACAGAATCACTGTATCACTCGCAAGTGGTACGATTAGTGATGGAGATGACGTTACGGGTCAGACCTCCAATGTTGCCGGAGTTGTTGTTCCGAACGGGTACGATGGTATTTCTGTCAAAACCACAGGATTTGGTTTCGAGGTCGGTGAACCCGTGATCTTCTCGAGTGGTGGAACTACTACTGCAGAGGGAACGATTACTGCGATTGCCAGTGGTTCCGCAACACTCGCTAAGTTTGATCCGACCACGAACGAGATGAAACTGTCGAATTCAAACGGACAGTTCTTCGAGAACGGTCTTATTGAAGGTGCTAACAGTGATATTACATCAACCATTGATTCTTATTACGAGTACAAGTACAGTTCAACAACGTTAAAACCAGACTTTCTTTCTTTCCAAGAAACGATTTGTAACTTTGAGAAGAGAGGACGCAGGTCAAGTGATAACGCGTTTGGCAGTTACATCGATGGTGATGAGGACGGCACAAGTTCGTTCGATGAGGAGTATCAGATTCTATCTCGGTCAAAAGAGGTAGAACTCTTTGGTGAATCCGGGTTCTCCTCAAATGCAAGAGTTACCATGTCGACGACATCCGAATATCTTTCGCCGGTTGTTGATATGTCAAGGGCAAACTCTGTATACATTCACAATCTTGTAAACGCCGATGTGTCTGGAGAGGATGAACCATCAAACGGTAATCTGACCAATAAATACATCTCAAAGGTAATTACTCTTGATGACGGTCAGGACGCCGAGGATCTGAACGTATTCCTTTCGGCGTATCGTCCACCGAGTAAGACAAGTGTTGAGAATGATATTAGAGTCTGGATGCGTGTTAAACACGCCGAGGACCCCGCTCCTTTCTCGACACGTCCTTGGATGGAAATGATATCAAACAACGATACGTTCTCATCGAGTGATAACGAGTTTGACTTTATTGCAATTTCATACAACGTTGATCCGGAGAATCTGAACGGATCCGACATTGTAAGTTACGATACGACCGTTGATTCTAGTCCGATTACGTTCTCAACGTTCAAACAGTATCAGATTAAGATTGGTATTGTTGGTGGTAATTCAGCAATTGTTCCTAAGATCGGTGACTTCCGAGCCATAGCTCTTCAGAAATAACTTATGTATGAAAAAACGAATAAAGCGGGTCTGATGCGTGATACCTCAACAGGAGCAATACTTAATTGCGACCTTACTTCACTCGAGGCGTATAAAAAGAAAAAGCAAAAGGCTCGCGAAGTAGATGAAATGAAGAATCGTCAAGAATCTCTCGAGACCGAAGTGTCTGAGATAAAAGATATGTTGCAAGTAATATTACAAAAACTTGACAACTAAAAGATCGATACTATGGCATCACAACAACACGATAAACTTATACCCGTTGAAAGATATTCTGAGCGGTCCTATGTTAATCGATCGGGTTACGATGCGTTCGTCACAAAGAGAGAAAGAGAGAAATCTTTTTCACACAGACTCGAGAGAGTCGAGTCAACACTTGATAGGATACTCGAAAAGTTGGAGAAAATGAATCATGATTGAGTCCGTTCCACTCGTCGGCACTGTCGATTTCACCGTCTTTGATTTGAACGGCAATCACGTTCGCACGATCACAGACAACAATCTGGTGACGACTGCGGGTAAGAACTATCTTGTAAAGAAGATTATTGGTTCTGCTGATGTACTTGGTTCATCGATCGAAGTACTTGCTGTTGGAGATGATGGTTCAACTGCGGCCGATGTTTCAGACACTGAGTCGAACAATGAGGTTGCTCGAGTGGATATCGACTCGGTGTCCGATTCTGGTAACACCGGTCAGTTCACAACAACACTACCGATCGGTGTCGCAACAGGGACGATCGCCGAGGCGGGTCTCTTTACGAGTGACACGACTCCGATTCTTCTCTCTCATATCGTTCTTTCAACTCCGTTCACCAAGGCATCTGATGAGTTTATACTGGTGAACTGGAGAATTAGAATCGGTAGTAATACTTGATTTTTATAAATAGTCTAAAGTAAGTATAATCTTAAGATTCGTGGAAAGTAATGGCGTCATACTCAAACCTATTCGTTGATCAGGGTGCGGACTTCTCGACGTTCGTGACGATCGAGTCGACAAACAGTGATCCTCTTGACTTGACCGATCTGGTTCTCAAAGGACAGATTCGTAAGAGTTATGGATCAAATACTGCATTTGATTTTACAGTAGTTAAGACCGATGTTACTGGTGGTCAGATTCAGATCACTCTTGATTCCGACACATCTGGATCGATGTCGATAGGTCGGTATGTTTACGATGTATACGCAGAAAATACAAGTGATGATCGAAGATTTAAGATT